GAGCCAGGACGGCCCACGGACCTGACCGGCCCGTTTCGCGGGAAATACGTGGAGAATCTCGCTGGCAGGGATCGGCCGCGACGCGCCCGCAACGGACCGAAGGGAGGTGGTTGAGGTCGATCCTGGATGCGACGGAAAGAGCCAATAGGCCACCCTGCGGCCGATCGCGTCGAACTCCACGCCTTGGATCACCTCGCTACCTGCGCTGAGGCCGGCGCCCTGCTTGCTGATGTCGAGAAAGTCGGCCTCCAGGACCTGGAGCTGCAACGGAATCGGCAGCCCGTCACTGGGACGACGGAATCTCCGCCGCACTAGGACCTCGCCAGCCTCGACCGTCTCCCGCATCACGAGCTTCTGGAGCCCGGCGAAGTTGAGCCGACCGTCGGCATCGCAGGCCGTCGTGCCCGCCCAGGGTTTCCACAGATCGACGACGCGGGCCCTGGCAGCCTGCGGCCCTTTCTTTTCCGGCGTCCCGGTAATGCCCCAGCCAACCGTGTGATCGACGATCGCGTCGAGCGCGGCGCTGGCGTAGGGATTATTCCGTACCAAATCGCGGGCCTGATCGCGGAGGCGCGCGAGCCCTGGACCCGTGGCGGCGTTGGCATCCGTCCCGGTCGCGCGGTTCCAGCCCTGCGTGCGGCGACCGACCGAACTCGCTTCGTAGTGCCGAGCGAGGATCTCGGCTGCGAGACGGGCCCGCTGCCGTCTCAACGTCCACCGGGGCGCCAGCCCCTGCGTGAGCGTATCGACCCAATGCGGACCAGCCATTAGACACCCTTCGACGTGGCGGCGAGGCGGAAGGTCCGCGTGTCAGTACTGACGCTCGCGACCATCTCGGCCAGGAGAGCGCGCATCTCCTTGAGACTGTGGTAGGTCACTGAGCGGTCGGCGAACGTGACCGAGAGGACGCCGCGGCGGATGCTGGTCTTCAGCGCGTCGATGTCGGCCTGCGTCCAGACGGGATCGGCCATCTAGGCGGGGCCTCGCGTGAATCGCCGGATGTCTCGGCGGACGCGCTCAACGAACGCGGCGATGTCCCTCTCTGTGATCAACACCGTGAATCCGCCGCGGCTGAAGCTGTCGGAGAGCTGCGGCCTCCGGAAGAACGTTGACCGCCCGTCGGTGGGTTTGGCTGGAGGGTCACCCGCGCGGAGACGCTTCGGAAGCGGCGTGCGCCATGAGGCAGGAAGAGGAGAGATCGGCAAGGCCTTGGCCACGAGGCGCACTACATAGGCCCTCCACCTGCCCCAGACCGCCGCAGAGGACGCGCCACGTGTGCCATGAGAGGCCACTGGGCCGGAGAACTCAACCCATTCACCAACAGGTGAGCCAACAGGGTGAGCCAACAGGGTGAGCCAACAGGGTGAGCGGACCGATTTACTGCTTGATAAGTCTCCGGACGCGCTGCAGGGTCCGATACGAGATCTCGAGCACGCGCCGAGGGTGCTGGCCCCGCCGGACCTTCCGGCGCGGGAGATCGTGTTTCCAGATCAGCCATCGGATCGTGGCCGCCGGGCGGCCGAGTTGGACCGAAGCCTCAGCCAGCGTGTACCAGTGCTCCTCTGGGATAGGTGGGGCCGTGGCCGCCATGTCAGCCCGTCGTCACTGCCTTGGAGCAGCGGCTGAGGGCCGTAAAGATCACCGCCCCTCCCCGAACCACCGCCGCCGACCCTGAAGCCACGGGGAAGGGCGCCGAGGCGGCGTCGCGCGGCCGGCGGTTGGCTGCTGAGATGGCTGCGCCGGAGCCGTGGCAGGCTGCGGAGTGTCCGGCTCACGTCCTACGGCGTGCTCGAGCGCTCCCCAGTCTTTCTCCTGGAAACGGTCGAGGCCGAGGACCGCGGCAGCCGCGCGAGCGTACACGCGCGCGTCCAGCGCGTGGTTCTGCCGCCCGGGAATGAGCTCCCACTCGAGCCGCAAGTAGCCTTTCGCCGTCTTGTGCGTCATGAGCTGCTCGGCCGTGATCTCGCGGAAGTAGTCCTCGCCATACTCGGGGAAATGGCAGAAGCCCGGCGGTGGCGCGCTCCCGGCCGTCGGTGTCTCGAGCCTGAGCCAGCCGTAGAGCTCCGACTTCGCGATGCCACCAACCACGCTCCAGACCTTGTAACCACGCTTCAGCTTCCGCCCGCGGTCACTCACGTCGACCGCGGTCGGCGGTCCGATGAAGGCGCCGCCGCGCTCGATGCCCTTGACGGCAATCACGCGACTCATGGGATAGCGCCGCGCCCAACCGTAGACCTGCTGCGTGTTGTAGCCCGAGTCCACCCCGAGCATGCGCACCGCGAGCTCGGCGCCGCCGGCATGGGGGAAGGTCCGACCAAGCAGGGCGTCGAGCTGCGGCCACGGCCCATGGTCGAGGTCCGCCGTGTCGCCGGGCAGCACGCCATAGTCGATGGACCAGGACGTCTTGCCTCGCCCCCAGCCGACGACCTCGTAGACGAGCCGGTCCTTCTGCACGTCGACGCCGGCCGTGAGGAACAGCACGCCCATGGGACAGGTCCCGATCGCGTAGACCTCCCGACGTCGCATGAGTTGCTCCCACTCCGGGGCCTCGCCACGGTCCTGCCAGGTTTCCCCAAGCACGGTGTTGACGAAGGTCCGCAGCGTCGTCGACCCGCCGTGCGTCGCCGTGACGAACTCCCGCGCGAGCTGGCCCCAGGTTGCATTTGGGCTGTACGAGTACCCCGCCCAGAGGTGAAACGACGCGTGCCGGTTGAACTCCGTGAAGTGCTCCGTATGCTCCGCGCGCCACTCGCCGGCTTCGATCATGTCGCGCTTGGATCGATGCTCGATCACGCAGCCGTTCGCCGTACAGACAAGATACGCGCGCTCGGGCTGATCCTTCGGCCACTTGAGATTCGGGAAGCGCAGGACCTGGAAGTCCCCGCACGAGGGACAGGGCACGTAGTAGCGCCGCTGATCCCCCAGCTCGAAGATGCGCTCGATCGCGCTGTGCCCAGCGACCGTCGGCGTCGAGCCCACGATGATCTTCCGGTTCCAGTAGTATTCCGTCCGCCGCTCGCCGAGCGCCATCGGATCGCCTTCCGACCCGGCGCTCACCGGGTAGCCATCCACCTCGTCGAAGATCACCACACGCCGCGACGTGCGGCGGAAGCCACGCGGGCTGTTCGCGCCGACGAGGGAGAGGGAGCCGCCCCGGAAGTTCTTGAACAAGATCGTGTTCGCGCTATCCCGTGTCTTGACGTCCGCGACGAGGCCCTGGAGGACCGGCACCTCTGCGAGCATCGGCGCCAGATCCTCCTTGCTGTGCTTCTGCGCGTCGTCGATGGTCGGTTGCACCAGGAGGATCGGGCAAGGATCGTGTTCGATGTAATAGCCGACGGCGGCGCAAAAACATTTGGTGAAGCCGACGCGGCTGCTTTTCATCCAGGTCACACGCTCGATGCCCGGATCTGACATTGCGTCGAGGATCCCGCGCTGATACGGGAGCGAATGCCACCGGCCCGCGTTCGCGTCCCCCGATGGCAGCATGAACTTCGCGTCCGCCCACTCGCTCAGCGCGAGGCGCGGCGGCGGGCGCCAGAGCTGGCGAACTCTCGTCTCTAGCGCGGCGAGGGTAGTCATATCAGATCTTCCACAGCCGGCGCCACAAGCGTTCCACCCAACGCCGCGAGTACGATTTGCGCTTAGGGAGACGGGCGAGGGCCCGAAGGCGCTCCGGGTGGAGTGCGTGACATGACCCCTGCCCGAAGATGCTCTGGTTGCAATGCACGCAGGTCGGACCGTTCATAACCTTTCCCCGCACCAGGGGCAGAAGATTATGTCGAGAAACAATCGGCCTTGATCTGTTGGCACAATGAGCTGCCATGGGCCTCCCTCGGAGCGCTCCTCACATCGTTCGATCGAAAGTGGAATCGGAGAACCTTGATCTATCGGCATTGGTGGGCAGATGTGCCACTCGTGCGCCGTGTTCAGATGGAAGTCAGTCACAGATCCTCCTCCTCCTCGTTGCCTAACTCCTCCAACGCCTCCCGGATCAACGCCTCAAGCACGACCAAGTCACCCGCCGAGAGATGCGGCAATCTTCCCTTCGCCCGGCTGGGTAGACCGAGCAGCCGCGTCCGCGCCCCGACTACCAGCGCCGACCAGCGGAGCTCGACGTCGCGGGCCGGGACCAGCGCTTTCGTCTTCCGTGCGACCTCCAGCTCGATCGCCTCCGCGCGCGCCCGCCGCTCCCGGAGCGTGGCCTCGGACAGCGCCGATGGCGGCTGCCCGTTCCCATGCCCGGGCCCCTGACCCCCGCCGGAAATATACGGGCGCGTGTTCGCCTCCCACTCCGCGTTCGCGCGCTCGACGTCGATGATCAGCCAATGGCCCTTGATCCGCTTCGCCGAAGTCGGCAACGATCCGGCGTCAATCCGTTGTTTTACAGCAGGATAGGAGACACCACGCAGCGTCGCGTAGGCGCTGAGGCTGATCGCTCCTGGCGGTCGGTTACTCGCCTTCATTGCGCGCTGCCTCCAGATAACTTCAATAAATCAAGCACTTACAGCCTAGAGAAATTATGACCCTGCGCTGACCCGCGCCCTGGGAAACCTGGAAGAACCTATGACCCCAGGGGTAGGGGGAGGGATAGCGGTAGGGCAACCCATACCTTCCTGTCTCGTCACCGCAGCACATCACGTCGCCCTGTGCCATCGCGTACACCTCAATCCGGGATGTTGAACCGGAAGTGCCCGGGGTTGGTGGGGTCGGCATCGGGTGGGGTGGTGTCGTAGGGGTGCCTGGTCCTGGCGGGTGCTGAATCTGCCGTGCGATTCTGCGCAAAGGGGGTAGGGGGTTTAGTCTTTGGGGATGGGGATGGGGAGTACTTACCCTCTTTACCAGCGTGCTGGCCATGTGCTTGAGCACGTGCTTGAGCAGATGCTTGACCACCTGCTTGCCCCGCTTGCACTTTCTTTTTACGAGCTTCAAGCACTTCACGTTTCGACGGGTTGTAATCAAGTAGGTCATGAACGCGATAAAAACCAGGAGAAATTTGGTCAAAAAGTCTAGCACTGACGCATCGCATAATGAGATCCTCCACGGTAGGGTCATCGCCGAACTCAGCGAGCATGCCGCCGTCCCCATTTCCAATGCCGCCGGTCGCCACGCCGATGTGCTGGAACGGCCACAAGCGCCGAAGCGTCGGCAAGTCGATACGCCCGTCCGTCAGATGCCGCATGCAGTAACAAGAAGCCGAGAACCAGAGCCAGCCGCAGAGCGGGGCGTAGTCCCCGAGGGAGGAGAACTTTGGATGCTCAGCGGCGCCGTCATCAAAGCGAACCCAGGGCATGGCCTCAGTCCTTCCCAGTGACCCAGTCGGGGGCATTCCAGAGGTCCGGTGGCGGGCCATCTTCGGGGGTCCAGAAGCGCCCCGTGGCTGGCTCCCAGCGGAGGGCCACCTGCCCGGTGCCGGACTCTGAGGCCTTGGCGATGTCCACCAGATAGTCGCGGTAGTCGCGTTTGGGATCCCACTTGACGGGCCAGGACAGGAGCCAGACCTGGCGGGCGAAGATCTCAATGGCGCCCGTGTCGCGGAGGTCGGACAGGGTGGGCCGGCCGTCCTTCCGGGCCTCGACCTCGCGGTTGAGCTGGCAGTGCAC